TTCCAGAACGTCGAGGAGTGGCGCACCTGGAAGGAGCTCAAGGACACCACCGACGCCCGGTGGCTGGCACCCTGCCTGTTCATATCGCCGTGCGCGAGTGTGCTGGTTCAGGCCCGCACCCACCCGGCTCCCAATGCAAAGTTCTCCGGATCCAGGCCCGCTGCTATGAATGCTCGTCGCTCGGTGCGGGCCAACCGGGAGAGAGGTATCTCGTCCCCGGACCGATTGACGAAGCGATCAAGTCTCAATTTTCCTGTGCGAAACAACCTTCCCCTGGCCTTCCCAAGGACATCGTCCTGGAACTCGGCCGACTGGCTGGTGAGCCAGGTCTGATAGTCAACCCGTGCCGGCACGGTGCCGGTGAGCTCCCGGACCCGCTGCCGCTTGAACAGATCGAACTGCCCCTTGGTCCCCCTGGGCAGAGCGTCGCGGGTCTTGGCGGACGGCAGCTTGTTGGTGGCGGTGAACTCCCTCAGGAGCATCGCCTCGGTGCTCGACTTGGCGGGGCGGGACCCTATGGCCCCACCGTCCAGCACGGCCACTCGGAGGCTCCTGCACTGGTGGTGAAGCGGCGGGATGGGACCCTCTCCAACGGGGAAGGTCTTGCCATCCAGGGCGCGGCAGATGGGTGTGGTGCGGCTGTCCAGCGTCGCCACGTACAACTCGCTCGAGAACAGGTCGCTGTTGCCCACGTAGAACAGGCGCTTGGCGGCGTTGGCCACGGCGTTGACAACGGTGCGGGTGATGCTGCCCACCTCGCGGCGGGTGGTCCCCAGAACTCCGTCACGGCTCTGCATGGCGGAGGTTCCGACCACGCGGCGGGTGATGGCCGCCACGTCCTCGCCCTGCACAAGTCCGATCCGTATCTGAGCCTCTATGCGGCGAAGGTCGGCACCGACGAGCTGGCTGGCCCACTGCCCAAGGGTGCGTCCCTCCAGGGAGCCGACGCGCACGATCGAGCGAAGATTGGCGGAGGTGGGGAGGGTGGTCGTCAGCTGTGTGAGCGACACCGTCTTGAGAGCGCCGTCCACGTGGCGGGGCTCGGCCAGGGCCAGCTCGGTGAGCCGTCTGCTCCAGACCTGGCTGGACGCGGCCATGGCGTCGAGACGGATGGTCCGCACCTCCGCCATGAGGTTCCTGAGACGTCGCACGTCGGCGGGTGACGAGAGGCCACGGCTCTTGGAGAGCACCCGCTGGATGGCCTCCTCCAGGGCGGGCTCCGTGTCGTCGATGATCCTGATCACCTCGTTCCGGATGGAGCCGCTCAGCCGCATGAGACCGATCTGGTGAACCAGAAGGGCGGTGAGGAAGAGCTCGTTGGTTGTGTGCTCGGTCACTTGCTCACCCAGGCGGCGGCGCGCGTCCGCTTCTCATTGTGCTCGAGGCGCAGCAGGTGATGGCCGTAGTCATGACACACCAGCTTGTTGCCGATGAGGCCCCAGTTGGAGCGCTTCAGGTCGGTGAACCAGGAACTTTGCATTGGGAGCCGGGTGGGTGCGGGCCTGAACCAGCACACTCGCGCACGGCGATATGAACAGGCAGGGTGCCAGCCACCGGGCGTCGGTGGTGTCCTTGAGCTCCTTCCAGGTGCGCCACTCCTCGACGTTCTGGAAGAGGTTGGTCCCGGTCTCGAACTTCACGACGAGGTCGGGGTTGTGGCGCATCTCGTACACCGTGCGGCTGCACCCCGTTCCCAGGGTGGGTCCCAGCAGGGCGTGGAACAGGTCCGCGCTCACACTGTTGCGGAAGAACTCGAAGACGTCATCGTGGCTCAAGACTCACTCTCCTCTGTCTCAGTGGGTGGCTGGGGCGGAGCCTTGTACAGTCCCGCCGCCAGCCGCTCGTCGTTCAATGCTCTCAGGCGCGCCGCCATCTCGTCGATCTCGGGGAGCGCGCCCATGCTCTATACCCCCTCGTCGCCGTCCTGGTTGTCTTCATCGCCACTGTTCTTGTCCGCTTCCCTCGCGTCCCTCTCGGCCTGCTCAATGTCGAGCTTGTCGCCGCCGAGGGGCTCCTCCTCCTCAATCGCCGAGAGCTCCTCGTCCAGTGTCATCTGGGTGAGGCCCTTCTCCTGCATCTGGTGGTGGATGGACCTGTTGGACAGCGGTGCTCCCATGGACTTGGCAGTCGCCAGCTTGACCAGCTCCTCACCGCCGAGAACATCGTTCACGAAGTCCATGTTGGGCTTGACCACAACCTGCTCGGGGTCCGCGCCGACCCACATGGCCATCTGGCGGAGGCAGGTCTGGAGACCGAAGGCCCCGGCCATGGCCACCTGGTTGAGCGTGGCGGTGCGCGCTCCCACCCGGATGCGGAGGGCGTCGCCACTCTCCTTGGCACGGGCGGTGCTGTCGACCATGTCGCCGCTGCGCTGAGAGGCCTCGGCCTTGTCGTTCTCAATCGCCTGGCGCATCTCCGAGATACCAGAGCTGTTCACGCCGATGAACTTGGCGTCGCCCTCCACGGGGAGTATGATCGTGGCACCCGCGCCGGTGCGGAAGCTCGCGTCGTCGTCGCTGATCCCGGACACCACGAGTGTGTCCTGGCCCTGCATGAAGAGCGCCTGGCGGTAGTCGGCCTCGCCCCGGTACACGCCCAGGACAAGGGCGGAGAGGCCCAGGAGTGGCGGGGCGTCCGGGTTGGCCACCACGTCGGCGGCGTTGATGAAGGTGAACGGCAAGAAGTCGAGGGTGCGACCTCCGAGACTGGGGGTGATCAACTTGTCCTCGTCGAAGGTGGCGTTGTCACCAGTGAACACACCCACCCGGTAGGGCACACTCTGGGCGGTTCCCTCGTTGTCAGTCGCGTCCCCGAGAACCAGCACCCGGAACTTGTCCTTGCTCGTCCAGTTGAAATCCTTGTCGCGCTCCACCCCGGTCTCGTCGAGCACCACCAGGTTGAGGCTCCGGAACGCCAGGTGGTCGGTGGACAGCCCGTCGTCCCAGTTGAGAATGGTCCGCGCCTCGTAGGTGGAGATGTAGGGCAGTGTGCCGACGTCCTGGCCCGTGGGCACGTCGAGCAGGAGCCCAATGCGCCCGGTTATGAGCTGTGCCATGTTGATGCGCTGCAGCAGAACCTCCAGGCTCTCGCCCAGGTTGGTCGCCCGCTCCAGCAGCGGCTCCATGACGGAGGGCAGGTCGATGGTCGGTGGCTTGGTGTGCATGATGCCGATCAGGGCGCGCACCGCCGTGTCCACCGCGTCGGGGAACCGCGCTCTCATCTTGTAGCTGATGTACGCTCTCAGGCCGGGCTGGTTGGTCGCCATGCCATCGGCGTGCATGCCGGAGGTGGCGCTCAGGTACACCTGACCGGCCTCCTTGATGGCCCGCTCACCGGCGTGGGTGTCGACCATCTGTCTCCAGTCGGGCTTGAGCTTGTCGTACGCGGGGTGTGTGGCATTGACGGCCATGCTGGTATCTCCTTGGGTTGATTTGTCTCTACGCCATGCCGGTGTGCGTTGTGGATCCCACCACGACACCAGAGGCCCTCACACGATATCTCACCTCGTCACCGACGTGGTCCTCGGCGTCCGTGTCCACGTCGTCCAGGTCCCGCTCGGACCGGGGCAGCGCCAGCACCGTCCGCAGAAACTGCGGACACTCGTCGCCGACCACGAACAATCCGGGCCTCTCCCTCGGTCTGTCCTTGGGCCGGTGCCCCGCCTTCATCATCTTGCGGATGGCCTCCCACCCGGTCTTGCGTGATCCTGGGCGCTTGTCCGCCCTTGTCCAGTGGGCACCCTTGTACTCAATGTTCCCCACACGAACCTTCTGGCCCATGTCGCCGCCGATGCTCACGCCGTTCTCCACTGTGTATATGGAGCTGTCTGCAGGCCCAGGACGCACCCTGGGTGCCAGGTCCGGGTTCGGGTCGCGCCACCCCCAGTCGAGCTCCCGCTCCACGATGCCCCGCGCGATGTCCACGGCCAGCATGCGCAGGCCCTTGTTGGGCTCGCCGTTCCAGCCGTACCACTCCCTCACCCGGTACAGGTCGCCCCGAACCGTGGAGGACAGCGAGCCGTCCATGTACTGCAGGTCGGTGCCGTCGCTCTCGGCCCACCAGCCAACACTGAACGGGGCGGACGAGCCCCAGTCGAAGCTGCGGTCGAGACGCCAGCTGTACGGCACTTGGAACCTTGGGACAACGTTGAACCGCGCGTCCCACACGTCCTCGAACATGCCACCGGCCACAATGTCCCAGCTGCCGTTGAGCCAGGCCTTGGCCATGGCCGGGTTCGCGGCGCTCGCCACCACGGTCTGCTTGTACAGCGGATCCGCCGCCAGCAGGATCTTGTTCTCGTCGATGTGCCCATGTATGGCGCACCGTATCGGCTCGGCGTTGCCCTCGGTGTCCGTGGCATCCGTGATGATGAGCGTGAGCCACCACTTGTTCTGAAGACGATACCGGTCCTTGACCCAGTTGTGCCCAGGGCCGTAGGGGTTGGTCGTGGCCCGAACCATCCGGGGGACACCCTTGGTGGAGGACCGACAGCATGAGAACATGGACTTGAAGCACCTGCTGTCAGCCCAGTTGGTCAGCTCCTCCCACCCGATGAATGGATACTCGTGGCCGTGGTAGTTCCAATAGTCCTCCGGGCGGTTCATGTGACGGAGCAGCAGCCGCTCTCCACTGGGCCACTCCCACATCATCTTGGACCGGTTGAACTTGGCCTCGGGAAATATCTGGTGAAACCACTTCTCGGACTTGGCCTGAACATCGGCCAGCTGCGGATAGGACTGCCGGAATATAATGCCCGACCACGCGGCTCCGTGACCCTTCCCCACATGCTGGGCGAACGCCATCAACAGGGCGTCGGTCTTGCCTGGGCCTCGGGTCCCGTGGAACAGACACTCGAAGAGACGACAGCTCATGAAGTTGGTCTGACTTCCCTCCTGCGGTGCCCAGATGATCTTCTTGCCGTTGACCATTCGCGCCGGGACCTTGTCCTCCTCGGCCACGGCCATCGTCAGCCGTCGCTGGAACTCGGTCTTCTCGTCCTCGCTGGGGTTGTACTCACTCACTGGTCTCGATCTCCGCCCGCCGTGCCACGAGGCGGAACCTGATGGATCTCAGTTGGGCCGCGTAGCCCCCGGACACTGTGTCCTCGGAGCAGGACACCCCTGGACTGTCGATGTTGAGACTGTCGATCTCCCTCAGGACATCGGCGATGGCCATCAGCTGGCCTCTGCGTTGCTTGTTTGTCATATGCTCTCAATATCTGTAGAATTGGCGCCGGGCAATCCGTAATTTTTATTATTGAGGTGGGTGATTGTGGGTCTGGGATGTTAATGTTGAGAAGGTTTGTTGTGGGTCGGGGTTTTTTATTTTTTAAAACTGAGAAGGTCCAGGGTTGATGGTGGCTGACGGGTGGGTAACCCCCGACACCAGACGGAGGGGGGCCTACGCCGCCCCCCTCCCCCTAACGCCGATAGGTACGCATCGGCCCTAACGCCGATAGGACCGAAGCGGCCCTAACGTGGGTAGGCCGCCTAATGGTATTAGGGCCGATGTGGGCCTATCGGCGTTAGGGCCGGACCGTACCTATCGGCGTTAGGCGGCCTACCCACGTTAGGGCCGGACCGTACCTATACCGATGCTTATAGTAAGCATGCTTATTATACGTGAGCTTATAGTACGGGGCCAAGTAGTAAGCCCACTAACTATAAGCAAGCGTATAGCCCCACCCCGTATAGTAGGGCCACCCTACTATAAGTCAGCTAGTAGTTAGCCCCCGTATAGTACCCCGCCGTATAGCCCCACGCCGTATAGTACGCATGCTTACTATACCGATGCTTATTGTACGGTGGCCCCGGTATTAGCGCCCCCTAAATAAGTTGCCTTTACGCGCAGAAAGTAGTTGCCTTTTACGCCGGTATGTGGTATTCTTGATAATAGTTAAACGTTACCACTTAAAGGGGCTTAGAAAATGATCGTACAGCTTTGGAGCCGCCGCCTAGAAATAAGCGGCCCGATACAAGAGAAATTAACGGACTACATTATGGCCAGGGTGGAAAAGGCCCAGGCCCGCCCCGAGGGGCTCTCCGTCTCGTACCTAATACAGGAGGTACGCGAGGCACTACGGATAAACCTACCCACAAACCACAACGACGCGATGGCCGTTTTTAAGGCCCTGGGGTTTACCATAGGCAAGGTACCGAACAAGACCCGCCCGAGCCTAACCCGAATTTGGTACGTTACCATCTAGGGCGGCACCCGCCGCCAACTACCAACCCGGCCCGCCTTATAGGCGCGCTGGGATTTGGGGGTAGCTTCATACTTTCAGCATAAGGGGAATACACCATGACAAAGCAAAACTGGTTTCTGGCTATAGAGGCCCGCGCTATCAACCCGGTGCACAGCTACCGGCACTACCACGAGAATTCTGTGGCGTTTTTCACCGTTATCCTAAAGGCCGCCGGAGCCAGCGACTTCGACGTGGTAAATGTGGGCTACGACGACTACACCGCCCAGTTCAACGGCGACCCCACCGCCACCGACGTCAAAATTGTGGCCCTGCGCGTGGCCGACGCTCTGCGCGAACACCACGCCGCCGTTAAAGGCCCGACCCAAGACGAAGTTGTCCAAATCTGGACCGATAGCGATGACTGCTGGGGCGGCGAAATTGATAACCAACACTTTTTCAACTGATTTATAGGCGCAGCTTATAGCCCGCCCTGCCCGGTTCGCCGGTGCGGGGCCATAGGGGCAGGTTCATATCTTCATATCTTCATATCTTCAGCATTCAAGGGGTTTCACCATGACAACACTTCATATCGAATTCGACGCCGGTACCAACTCCAGCGCCGCCATTCAGCTTCTGCAGCGGATAGAGGGCCTTATTCTTCAGAAGGGCGAGCAGTGCCACTACCGGAAGAGCATGGACAGCCTGGTTATCTCGGTGCCCGCCGCCCGGCTGGCGGCGCTTACCACCGAGATGATCAACGAGGGCCTCTGGGAGTTATAAGCTGCGCCTATAAGTAGCCCGCCCGGTTCGCCGGGCGGGCCTTTCTGGTGGGGCTGGGCCCAGAAGCCCAGGGGCGGCGGTCTGTGGGGGTGCGCGCACGCGGATCCACGGACGGGTCTTCAGCAGTCTCTTCAGCAGTGCACGGATCCCTTCAGCACTTCAGCCACGGATCATTCTTCAGCATCGTCTGGGGTGATGTCGATGACATTGTCACCTTCACCGGGGGCTGCTTTCACCTCGTTCTTCTCATGCTGCTGCTTGATCCACTGTTCAGGGGTCAATTCAGCCGGGGCCACCAACACACCGCCCGTCGTCGAGGTGACGTCGATCTGCTGCTTGTCGCGGTAGTTCGGGTCGACCTTCTTCAACTCCAACTCGATCAGCCGGATAGGGTACACCCGCTTGCTACTCGTGATATTGCCGTCGCGGTCGAACTGCTCGTGGAGCTCGCCCTCGAACAGAAGGGTCTGGTGGTGGGTGATAACCTTGGCCTGGTACGTCTCGACCGCCTTCACGCGCGCCTCCTCGAACTCGGGGTCGTTATCCATGTGGTCAATGACCGACTGGTTCGACACACCCGCCGTTTTCGCCGCCGCCCCTTTCATGCCGTGTTCGGCCAGCGCCTCAAGGTATATTCGTTTCTGTTCATCGTCGAATTTCAGGTGACTCACTTTCACCTCCCTTCGCCAGCTTGATTGCTCGGCCAGGGCCTGCGCGCGTGAAGGCGGTCGAGACGTACCAGGCCAAGGTTATCACCCACCACCAGACCCTTCTGTTCGAGGGCGAGCTCCACGAGCAGTTCGACCGCGACGGCAATATCACGAGTAGCAAGCGGGTGTACC